GGTAGACTTGCCAGATCCATTATTACCCACAACTAGTGTGTGTGATGTTCTATCTAAATTAATTTCTGTCCAGTAGTTACCTGTAGACAAAAAATTCTTAAATTTCAATACTTTAAAAACTATCATTCGTTTCTCTGTAAATTTAAAGCTTCAACATATAGCTCTCGCATATGCGTTTTGAGTTTATCAGTATCTACATCTAACTTCATGTTGTCAATGAATTTATTTAATATTGTTATTGTATCTTCTGTTTGGTTAATATCATCGTCATCTTCTATCATCACATCAGAGAAGTCTTCGACAATCGATATATCTAAAACACCTGCTTTATATAGATTATCCAACACCATATCAAATATATATGGATTTTGTTTTGTGATAATAATAACTTTTACATAAGTGTCTTTATGACCCACGTAATCAAAGTTTTTCCAGTAGTCGATGTCTTGAATAGTATCGTCGTATGTTATCTTATAAAAAATATGATTGGGATTAGGCACAAAATCTAAATCACGTGTTTTTGTATCGAACACATGAAATCCTCTGACATCACCATAATCTGCCCATGTCATTTCATACTGATTACCCAAGTAATATATTGGTCCTTGACTTGTTTTATAATGGAAGTGACCTGACATGACCATATCAAATCTATCGAAAGTTTCTTTATTCATACCGCTTTTAGCAATATTACCTCTATCCATTTCAAATCCAGCAATCTCAAAATGTCCAAAAACTATTTGTGAGGGTGTGTCTGATAGAAACTTCATCGACTCTTCATAATTTTCTGAATTTATCCATGGCACCATAGCAACTTGAAGTTCATCAAATATCAATTCTTTCGGTGAAGTATAGATGTGGACATTATCGTAATGATTGAATAACTCATGCATTGCGTTTATATCATTTGAGTTTTTGTATGTGACATCGTGGTTTCCCACTATGACGTGCATAGTGATACCTTCATCACGGATACGGTCAAAAAATCTTTTTCTCCACGAGTTTAACGTAACAAAATTAATAAACTTACGTCTATCAACAACGTCGCCAAGGTGGCATATAGTGGTTATGTTGTTTTCTTTTAGATAGGGAAAGAATGTGTTTTCCCAAAACTTGAAAAAGAATTCGTTGAATACAGGATTATCGCCTCGCGCACCCGCGTGAGTGTCGTTTATAAGTGCTATTCGCATTATTTTTTTCCATTATCTATAACACGCTTTCTAAGTTCTGTGGTAGAAAAGCTATGTTTTCTTTTGTTGTAGTATATAGGAATATCTAGTTCTTTTCCTGTAAAGTGAACATCTTTATATTCCTCACCAATAATACGTATATCAATATGGTATGACAATAGTATATCTAACAGTTCTTTTTCTGTAGTGTATGGCACAATTTCGTCAATGTATTTACATGCTTGAAGTTGAACAAATCTTTCAAATAATGATTGAACAGGTTTATTCTTGGTGTCAGGTCTATCAATAGTCGGGTCAGTTTGTAATCCTACTATTAAATAGTTACATTGAGTTTTAGCTTCTTTTAGCATCATAATATGTCCAGCATGAAACATATCATAAGATGAAGCAACAAATCCAATTTTCACATTATCCACGTTATTCTTCCTTAATATAGAACTCTTCCAAACCTTTAGCTTTGGTCTTCTTCTTTTTCAGTTGCTCAGCACGTTTTATTTCAAACGTTTCGATATACTCAGATATATTATCAAACATTTCAAACTGACGCATATTGCCGTATTCATCTTCATACATTTCACCCTCATCTAAAACACCATACTGTGCGGTTGCTTTATATTTTAAGTATAGCTGTTTCTTTTCACGAGCAATTCTACGCAAAAAAGCATAGTAAACTATTTGAGTGAAATACGCAAATGGGTTTTTTGATTTTTCTGGATCAAAATTTCTAAAGTACATGACACAGTTTTCTATTCCATCAGAAATCATTTCTTCTTTAAACGAATACGATATAAAGTTGGGTTTACGAGCAAGATGTAAAGATATCTTCAAAAAACATTCGCCTATGTAGTTTGATACTATAGGTTCTGGTTTACCAGCTTCAACGGCATCAATGCATTTTTTCTTATGGTCAATTAACGCCTGTAAAAAATCTGGATTATTGATGTAGTTCTTTATAACTTTTTTCATATTTTCTCAACTTTATATTGACAACTCGTTAGGATATCGTTATATTAGGCATGTCCGCTGTGATGTATTAAATAAATGTTTAGTGTATTGTCTCTGGTGTATCGTCAATAGATTGTTTGTCTTGTGTTTCTTCATCCAAATAATCATCATAAAACTCTTCTGTATCAATTAAATCATTTTCCAATAAGATGTTATCTGGATGTTCAACTTCTGGTAAATCAGATGGTCCGTTATGGTATTCAAAAACCATCTTATGATAATACTCTTTAATGACTTTCGTTGGTGTCATTATAGTTAAGATATCTGTTGTGTATACTTGCGCTACATTACGCTCTATAACATCAATAGGTAACCATGGAGTCATAAGTATTTTAGACTTATAATCTCCGCTTCGTCTAATGATAAAACAAAATGGATTTGAAAGCGTAACAAAACCATCATCACTTTCGGTGTATTCACATAAAACATCTTCACCAGACTGAAGTCTAACTATTTTAATTTTGTCCATTTTTCATCAGTTCAATATTATAGAAAGTGTATTCAAATTTTTCAGAATCGTATATTTTAGCTCTTTCGGCAAAGTGCTTTAATGTAAAGTTGACATGTGAATCAACTCTAAAATCGTCTGAAATATCAAATAATGTTGCGTAATCTTTATCATCACCTTTTCTTAAACCTCTACCAATGGACTGTAGATTACGAATTTTAGATTTTGATGGTGAAGCAAATATAACATTATGTAGGTTTTTTATATTAATACCAGTGCTAAAAGTGCCGTAAGAGGCTACAATAATAGCATCTTTTTCTTTTTCTGTGATTGCTCTGATTGCTTCACGTTCTTCAGCATCTACTTTTGCGTAGACTAAAAAAACTCTTCTGTCTTTATGTGCACTATTCTTAATATTTTCATATAATTCTTTGCCATGTTTTTCAACCAGATTATATAAAACTAGCGTATTACCATGTAACGATAAAGCAAGATTTTTAATGAATTTGTTTCTATTAATATTAGACACCAAATAATCAATCTCGTCTTTGTATTCCCATTTTTTAGATGACTTACAAACATCTTTAGGATACTTTAACATCAAACATTTTATTTTTAATTTTGAAAGATGATTATTATCCATCAACTCTTTAGTCGTTGTTGTTTGATAAACTGGGCCAAACAAACCTTCTAGGACTAGTTTATGTGTTTGTGTGTCATCTAAAGTGCCTGTTGTGCCTATTCTATACTTAGCGTTAATTAAACCAGACATAATGGAAGATAGTGATTTAGCTTTAAACAAATGACTTTCATCACCAATCACAAACTCAAATTGCTCAAAATACTCAGGTTCTCTACCGTAAATAGATTGCCATGTCGTTATAATTAAAAAGTGCGCTGTATCTTTTTCTTTTCCTGCATATTGCCTATGACAATATTTTTCAACATTATAACCATATCCTTTAAAATCGGAATACATTTGCTCAACTAGTGAGGTTGTAGGAACAACCAAAAGACCTTTTTTACTGTGTGTGGATTGAAGTAAACTAATAATTAAATAAATGATTAGTGATTTACCTGAACCTGTTGGAGATAATATCAGTAGTCGTTTATTACGGATAGCTTGAACAAAAGCGTTTAATTGATAGTCTCTCACTTCATAGGGTAATTTTAATTCGTCAATAAAATCCTGGGCTTCTATCAAAGAAAAATTGTCCGTAAGAACTACATCATCGTCTATTGAAAGTGAATATTTCCTATCTTCACAAAATCTCACAACATAAGGAACTAAACCATGATATAGTGTCTGGTTTCTTAAGTCTAATAAACGAATTTTACCATCCCACAACTTCTTTTTAAATTGTGGTGAAAATTGATAATTAGGAACGTAGAATGTAAAATACTCTGACAATTCACGTGCAAAACCTTTGTCACATTCTACCTTAACGTATGCCTCATTTATTTTTGATATTTTATAATCAGACATTACGCGCCTTGAATGAATCTTTCCCACTGAATAAAATCTCTCAGTTGAAATGTTCTTGCACTCAATTCTTTCAATATACTACCACACACTTCGACAATCTCATCATGCATTTTTTTATGCGCTATCAGTTTAAATATATCTTCATCGCTTTCAAGATATGTAGAAACTTCGGATTTTAAAGTATATGGAAATTGTTCCCAGCCGTATTTTTGAAGTGTTGATTGGTCCAATTTACCAGTGTAATATTCCCACTTTAATCTTCGCATCTTGGATATTTTAAATTCAGACTCTTTTGATAATAGCCTGTATCTAGAAATTATATTCAAATACTTACTATGCAGTTTTGGGATATCTAGCAAAGCTTTACCTGGTTCTGTTTTATCTATAACAGAATCTACTTGCCACATCTCTAAAAGTTCTTCAAGTTTGTTCATTAATGACTCTCACAGGTTTAAAGCGTAATTTTTTACTAAGTATATAGTATAACTCCAATTATGGTAATCGTCAAGTATTAATTAAACTTTTTCAATGTCGTAGTATGTATAGCGAAATGTTACGTCTGCTGTGATAATAGTTTCTGGAGAATCTGTTGTGGATACGACAAAAGTCGATAAAGATATAGGAAATAAATCGTAGAATTTAAACCTATGTAATGGATTGTTTGATGATGATAATAATGTCAACATACCATCTGAGTATTGAGGCTTACTTGTATTATCACCATTTCTAGATAATCTACTTAATTGTTGATACTCTTCAAATTTTTCAGGGAAGGTCATTGCACGAATCCAATCATGAATTTCTTTCCATGCTGTTAATTCTTCATCAACATAAAATGTCACATTAAGTAAGTCATAGATTGCTTTTTCACCGGGTGCATACACATCTATAAAAGGAGTTGGTTGAATAGCTTCAGACATCGATATACCTGGCACTGCAACTGCTTGACAGAAATATTGTACGTTAGGTAACCTAGAAAAGTTTAATTGAAACTTATTGGGGTGCAAGAAGTTTGGATTACTTGGATTTCTATTTGTGATTGTCATAAGTGTATTTATATAAGATTTAAAGATAAAAAAAGAGAGAACCTTTCGATTCTCTCTTTTAAGTGTCACTCTTTTAAAACGGTGACTTAGTTCTCTTACATAATGTTAGAGATTTTAAACGCACGGTAGTAAACGTTTGATTTAGCTGTTAATAAACCAGTACCTTGTGTAGTACCTTCGGCAAATGGGTTAGCAACTAGACCGTAACGAGTTTTGAAACCGATTTTTGGTTGGAATGTAGTTGTATCTACAGCACGAACCATTTGCAATGGAACGTATGGGCAATAGAACAAACCAGCATCATAAGCGTTAGAACCTTTATAACCTACAACAGCAAACTCTGAAGTTGAAGTTGTTGGGAAATATGGATCGATATACACTTTGATACGACCAAACAAAGTACCAGCAAATGTGTTACCAGTATCGTCAACAGTTAAGTTAACTTGGCCAGCTAAAGCTGATTGATAGTCAAGAATACCTGACATAGCTAAAGCAGAAGCAACATCTGAAGAAACGATTAACACGTTACCTTTACCACGACGAGTAGTTTTAGCAATTGTGTTAGCTTCGCGTTCGATTTGGAATGCTAAACCTTTAACTTTTTCTACCATCCAACGACCGTTAGAATCTGTATCTAAGTCAAATGTACCAGCAGTAGTTGTACCAACTTGAGCACCAACTTTAGCTACTGTGTAGATTGTACGTAGAACTTCACGGTTGATTTCAGCCAAGATTTCTGCTGACAAGATGTTAGCTAATTCAGTTTCAGCGTCAAGACCGTGAACTGCTTTCAAGTCTTGTGCTAATTCCATTGAGTAAGCTGCTTTCAAACCACGAGTTTTAGCAGTAACAGAAACTTTCTCGATTGAGAAGCCCATTTCAGCTAAGTCGATACCTTCAGCAACTGATGTAGCCATACCTGTACCGCTGTTAAGAGCAGTAGCGAATACGTTACCGTTACCTAAAGCAGTGTTAGCAGCTAATGAGAAGCCAGCTTGTGTACCAGCACCAGAGTGTGATGTGTTAGCTTCGTTGTAGAAAGCTTCTACTGCACCAGCGTTGATATCGCGGTCAGTACCTGTTGTTGAACGCATTGCGAAAATCAAGCCTGTAGGGCCAGTCATTGGTTGAACACCAGCGATATCGTAAGCGATTAAGTTAGGTAATGAACGACGAACTAAGCTGATCAAGATTGGATCAAAACCAGCAACTGGACCAGTAGCTGTTGAACCGCCTGAGAAGCCTGTACCACCCAATGAGTTGGTTGGTGCTGTTTCGTTAAGCATGCCGCCTTCTTTAAGCATAGCTTGTTGTTGGTTTTCCAATACTAAAGCTGTAACAGCTTTACGATATGGGTCTTTAATTTCTGGCAAGTCGCTGTGCTCTAACACAGGTTGCCATTTCTTTTGAATATCTTCTGATAAGTACATATATTTCTCCTGGGGTTTTAGTTATTTCTGTTAATTTTTGAAATGTTGTTTGTAACAGCGGCTACAAATGGATCAATGTATTGAGCCTTAGTAGTGCCATCATTCAAGATTTCTTCGTGCAATTGATTTTCTTCAGCTTTTTTAACGCCTGAAGGGAAGTAGTTCTCACGAATAGTTTCAAGTTTTTCTGCGTATTCTTCCGCTGTGGAGAATTCTGCACTCTCTACGAGTGACCTGACTTTTTCAACTTGAGTTGTTGTAAGACCTTCACAAACAATATGCAAGATTTCGTTTTTGGTAGATTCAACAAGAGCTTTCTTGTATGAAATACCACGTTCAATTTCTTCATTCAATTGACCTTCTAGTGTTTCTACTTTAACTGCTAACTCTTCCACTAGATCAACTTTATCTTCTGGAACATCAATGTAATGTTCAGCAAATAAGTTACGTAAACCAGAAATAAAGTCTTCAGTCAATTCTGAGCGTAGACCTTTTTCGATTGCAATTTGGTTTTCTTCAATCCAATGTTCAACTACGTAGTTTAAGTAGTCATCAACTTGTTCAGTCAATTCTGTTTTAACCGCATCGATAGCTTCTTCAAGCATACCGGCATAGCGGGTTTCAATTTCTTCTTGAATTTGTGATACACGGTCATAAACACGTGCTTCAAAAATTGTAGTTGCTTTTGATTTGAAAGATTCAGAAATAGTTGAATCGTCAGCAAACATAGCTTCGATATCTTCTTGAACTTGGTCTTTTAAATCTTGGGACAAAGTTTCTGTATCTTCTTCAGCAATAACTTCATCTTCTGTTTCAGCTTCTTCCATTTTAGCTGAAGCTGCTGATGGTTTTGTTGTTGGTTTTGGTGCTTCTTTAGCGCCTTTACCTGCGTGGATTTTATTTGAATCGTCGTCAGGTTTAGAGTTTTCAGGTGTTGGACCACCTAAATCTTCATAGCCTTCACCATCTAGTTTAGGCATAGCTTCTGCTGGTGCAGATGATTTGCTTCTAGCTAGAATATCGGCGGCAGCTTCAAAAAGTTTATTTGTTGCCATTAGTAAATCTCCTTTGTTTTTATATTATATTATTTATAATATTAAAGTTTTCGTAAAAAGCCTTCAAACAAGCCAAGAGCAACGTGCTCAATGTCCTTGCGAGATGCTTTCATAATTTGACGCTTTGCGTTTTCTATGTCGACCTCTACGAATCGACCCTCGACAAATAGCCATTCCTTGCCTTCCATAATGCCGTTAACAAAGGCACCAGGTGCAGATGGGTCTGCTACAATATCCGCGGCAGTAGCAAGACGAAAATCGTCTTGTACAATATTGATACCGTCATTTCTAGGAACGACAGAACCCATACCACGGGATGATACTCCTAAGTTAACACCAGAATCGATAAAATTCTTAACAATGTTACCATATGGGGTATCTAAAATTAAAGCACGACCGATAAATCTATTACCTTCTTGTTTCAATGATACAATTTTGTGCGATACACGCTCAAGATTAAGTGTAGGAGTATCAGGATGACCCAACTCACCTAACGCACGATTAGTTTTAACGTATTCTTCATTATACCTATCAACTTCTTTTTTAAGAGTGTTCAAATTATACATACGACGATTGCGATTAGGCTCGTCAGCAACTAAAAAAGGACCTTCAATAAAAAGTTGCTTTTTACCGCTTTCTGTCGATTCAGTAAGATACTTAACGTCTTCGATATTTTCTGTAATAAGTTTCATTTTAGATTAATTGTCCTGTATCTACATCGCGTAAGTATGTAGCTGTTTTACTTAGTTGAATAATTAGTGTTCCCACGGTACCACTATTAGTCACGTAGATATTTGCGGTTGAGTTATTAGCTACCGCAATATCAGATTGTGATAGAGGTAATACATTTTCGCCGTTAAGTTGCATAACAAGAGTGCCGCTGGCATCGTTGCCGCGATACACATTCCAAGTACCGTCAGAAGTAGAAAATACTTGTGATATTGAAGCGCCTGTAACAGTCTCGTTACTTACGTTTGACGATAGTTGAGACAAAGTCATAAGGGTTGCGGTGTTACCAACAACGCGAACAACTGATTTTGAGCGATTACTGTTAATAATTTCGTAAGGCATTTTATTTTATTCCCATTGATTTACGTCTTCTTATAGACATTTTACGTTTTAGTAGTGTTCTTTTCATTTTTGAACGACCCTTTGTTTTCCAGTATCGTTTCAATTTACGTGCTTTTTGAATTCTTGCGGTAGCTGGTATTCTTTTAACAGTGTTACCAGATAACCTATAACCTTTAATAGCAGATTTGCGAACATTTCGTTGTACAACAATTCTACCTTTTTTATTACGTCTAATACGTCTACGAATCTTCAATACTCGACCCATACGCAAAATATTACCTTCGTCTAGTAAACTCTCAACTTCCTCAAACATATCAGAAGCAATGTATTTCTTGGCTTCTTCTAGCTTCTTTGCGGCAATTTCGTTGAGTCTTTCTAATATCTCACCCTTCGCTTCAATTATTTTGCCTCTGATAAAAGACTCAATAAACATTATTTGTAATGTTTCCAAGCAAATTCAGAAATAGTCTTAAATGACGACTTATCTTTACTTACACTTTCAACAAGTTTTTGTTGATTATCTTCTTCTAAAGAATTATAAGTTTCTACGATAGCTGTTGCTGTATCAACATCAACTAGTCTACTGGACCCACTATCAAACAAAACATAGTTTGGTTGCTTAGACTCTGCAATGAATTTGAGACTATCGAAAACGCTACCCTTAATATCTTCTACACTCTCAGACTGAATAACAGCATCAACAGATTTAGTGTCTGTATATGGAACACTGAAATACTTGCCTAATCTTTCATTTTGATATAGAGCTACCTTAGTGCCATCTGGATACTGTCTTATCGCTTTTCTTTTCAAAACAAGAATGAATGGAATACCACCCACATTTTCTTGAACTACTGGCGGTGGTGAAGGTTCTTCTTTTCTAGCGCCCATAGTTTTTCTGTGTGCAGGATATTTTTTACCTGTGTAAGGGTTGTATGTTTTATCAGCAGCTACAACTACACCCTCACTAATGTCTTCTCTAACAGCTTGCTTTGTCTTTTGAAAGATTTGCTGATTGTTAGTGATTAAATCAACCATTCTACTCAATAGATTTTGAACGAGATTTTTTTCTGTGTTGTTTAGCACAGGTCTATCTTCGCTCATCTTATCCAATACTTTATGAAGACGTTGAATTTGTGTCTTGTCTGCCAAACCAGCACGAACAAGCACATCGAATTTAGAATAACTTGATTCTTCTTCGATTATCGCCTTACCTTTAAATTGATTTAATGATTTCATAATTTAGCTACTATTCTACTTCTGTGTCGATTTCTTCAGATGCGAATAAATTTGCACCAACGTTTTGTTTAAATGATTCAAGTGCGTCAAAAGCTTTGGCTGAAAGAATATCACTCAAAGCGTCTTGAGCTTGTGAGTTTTGTCCTTGTCCTACTAAATCAATAAATTGTTGTACGTTACTCATAATAATTCTCCTTGTTTATTTATTTATATACTTTGTTATACGAGTTACATCGGAGTCTAGCTGAGGCGTCTCAGATTCTAAATCTTCTCTCTCGTAAGTATTATCCACTGGTGGCGAGCTTTCTTGTTGGTCTTGTTCACCTTGCATGTCTTGTTCGGCACCATTTCCATCATTGGGCGAAGGCTCAGCATCAATCTGCTTTTGCATGTCTTCAATTTCTTCGTCAGTTAGCTTCATTACATTCTTTTTAACCCACTCTTGAGAGTAATATCTACCAACAAATGGATCAATCATGCCTACCATGTTAAGACGCTCACGCAACAATTCAGCTTCTTTTAATTCCTGGAAGTTATTATCTTTCTTGTAGTCGTAGTAAATGTCTTCTCTAAATGTTTGCCATTCTTCTTTAGAACAAATACCTTTCAACACTAGTTGAGTGGCAAGAGCATGATCAAATATTTGAGAGAACTTATTACGAATACGTGTAATAAACTTAGCAAACTTTAATTCGTCTCTTGTAACTTCAGTAGTTCGACCTAGACCAACCATTCCTTGTTGAGCGTCTAATCTAGAGTATGGAACACCCAACGATTGCAATAGTTTCTTTTGAAAGTATTGAACATCAGCTAATTCACCTAAATTTTGACCTGGTGGTAGTGTAGTAATCTCTGTGCCCTTACCACCCTCACGACGAGGTAACCAAAAATCTTCTAGCATAGATAAGTGTTTACGGTCATCGCGTAACTCACCAGTGCTTGAATCGTATACCATTTTGTTACGGTATTTAACCATAACGTCTCTCATATACTGCTCTGCTTTACCTTTAGGTAAGTTACCAACGTCGATATAAAATATACGTCTTTCAGGTGCTCGTGATAAACGATAGATAACAATGGCATCCTCAATCATACGTAATTGATTAAGTGGTTTGATTGCTTTATGTAAATACGAAATAACGAATGTGTTTTTAGCATCCATCATGCCAGAATTTACATTCAATATAGAATCTGGTGCAATCTTAATACCTTGATTTACATTGGCACCGAATGTTTGAGTCGTTGTGCCTCTATCAGAATACACATAATATTCCGCAGTAGATTTAATAATGTCAGCGCCCGTCTTAGGGTCTTTATCTTTTCTGACTTCTCGAACTTTTCTAATTTTACGAGGGTCAATGTATCTTAATTCTTTAATGCCTTCTTTTGGCTTCTGGTCATCTACAATTACGTGATAGAAGAGTCTACCATCGATATACCATCTACGAAACAAATCGTCAGATAGATTAGAAAAGTTCATTAACTTAAGAATATTTTTAAACTCTTCTTGAATTTTCTTTTTAACAGCATCAGGCTGCTTTAGTTTATCTGTTACAATATCAACCACAACACCATCTTCATCGTGAGTAATAGCTTCGTTGACAATTTCATCAATAGCAGACTCACATTCTGGATGGTTGGACATTTCTCTGTAACGAGTGATAAGCTCTAACTCATTACGAACGGATCCTTCCAAATCGACGTAAGTGCCGAAGTGAGCGTTTTGAGTAATAGTAACTGCACCGTCGTCTAATGCGGCGGTGGGTAATGCAAACGAAGTTTGCTGAGGTTCTTCAACCTTAACAATATCCTTTGCGCCTAAATTAAAACCAAATAGTTTGATTGCCACGAATTTTTTTCCTTAACATAATAATAAAGAATAGGGGGAGGTATTCTCCCCCTAGTACTTATACGACTAAATCTTCAACTGATTCCCACCATTGGTATGATAGAGTTACGGAAAATTCCTCAATAGTATCGTTAGCACCCCAATCAACATCGATTGGAGATACGTCTGTAGGGAATACACCGATAAATTTATATTTTTTCAGGATATTACCATTTTTACCATATTGACGAACTTCGCTGTCTACTGTGTAGCCCAGTGGAGTTTGTGCGGCAGGATTGCGAACATTTAAACTGTGGCTGTTTAAACCATTTAACCAACGTTCAAATGCATTACGAACTACAAAATCTTCATCGTTAATAACTGTGATTGTCCAATCAGCAAATGTTCTGTTACCAGCAAACTTTAGTTCACGACCAAAGTATTGTACTGGCACAGCATTAACTGTAGAACCTGGTAATTGAGCAGTCTTACACATAAATGTAAGTTTAGTCTGCGCGTTACCCGGAACAGCAAAAGCTGGAAACGGAAGCGTTACCTCGAACAGGTTTGGTCTAGCACCGTCTCCAGTCATCTGAGAGCGGAATTGATTTACATTAAAAGCCATTTTTTTCTCCTATCTCTCTATTTATTAGAATTGTCCAACAATTTCGTCAAAACTTACGCCTGTTCTTACGGCAACGAAATTAAGTTGAATAAAGTTTATTGAACGTGCTGGTTTAACGTAAATATCACCGACAAACTCGTTGCGATCAATAATTTCTGCTGTGTTGTTTGTTTCGTCACATATAACTCTGAAATCAAAGATACCACGACGACCTTGAATATCGCGTAAGAACGGCTCAACTAGATTTACGAATTGTGCGCGAGTAAACTCATCGTTGAATTCAAACAATGAAGAGCGTGATGCGCGAGCAATTGCTTTCTCTAATACAATAAACAAGCGACGAACGTTAATTCTATCGAATGCGCTCGGACGAGATAGTAGAGTTTTATCACCGTAAAGAATTGTACCTTCACCTGGGAAAGTAACTACTGGGTTAACACCCTTAGAGTACAAAGCATCACGTTCCGCTTTAGTTGGGTTCCAAGAAAGTTTAACAACATTCTTAATAACACCACGATTTAAACCAGCAGGTGAGAACCAAGGATCACGTTCTACGTCTGTACGAACACACAAGCCCGCAACATCACCATTTAAAGGGATCCAACGATACACGTCGCTGTATTTGTCGTATTGATATTTCCAAGCTGAGTCCATCACAGCGTATGAAGATGATGTTAATGAACTTCTACCAGACAACAAATCCGTTGATTCATCACCTGCGTTATTGACAACATCATCAAAATCAGGAGAGATAAACACTAAGCAATCTTTACGTGATTCTGCAATTGCTGTTACGTAGTTAGGAATTGTTGCTCCAGTTGTAGCACCAGTCAATAACAAAGAAACGTTGATCGCATCAGGATTACTGAATAAATCGTATCCACGTTGTAAGTCGCCGGTTGTTGGAGCACCATCAGAACCGCCAGATAGTTGGAAGTCGTCGGCGTCTACTAAGCTAGTGAAAGTTACGCCTGGAGCAGTGTTACCCCAGTTAGTACCGTCCGAGTTGTGCTTTGTCCACCAGATCCATTTTGAGCGGCTGTTGACTACGTCTTTGTAGTAATTGCTAGAACCATCTGAGTTTTTAGCATCTGATGCTTTAGATACGAAACCAAATTTCTCTAGAACAGTATTCGCAGTACCAGAAACAGCACCTGATGTATCATATACAACAATGTGTAATTCGTCGTTTGATCCACCTTTTTGTGAAACGTATTCTGATGTACTTGGTGCTGACGTGAAATCGTCCTTATAAGCCCATGTATTGTGTGTGTTTGAATCTGAAATAGCAACCCCAATTGAGTTGCCCAACGCACCAGCGTATTTTGCAACGAAATCGTTAGAACCTGAACCGGTTGAGTTATTCAACTCATAAGCAGTTCTATTTTTAATCTGTAAACCAGTACCTGAAGTTGTAGCGTTTTTAGCTGACGTGTTGGCTGTACGAACTACTCGTAAATCCGCACCGTAAGATAAGAAGTTTGCTGCTGTGAAAAACTGTGTGTAGGTGTTGCTGTCTGGTTTGCCAAATGTTTCTGCAAGACGGATTTCATTACCAATAGCAGTAATCTCATCTATTGGTCCCCATGCAAAATTACCAGCAAAACCACCAATAGTAGTAGCAACGGAAGGTACAACCGTTGTTAAATCTACTTCAGAGACATTAACCCCTGGTGATAATTGAAATGCCATTTTTTTATTCTCCTATTATGACACGAAAAAAATAAATCGTATTTTTATAGTGTATTTATGAAATTAGAAATTTGAGGGAAGATAACCTCTTTCTTTTACTACACTCCACGCATCACCATCGCTATCAGTAAACTTTTCACTTTCGTCCTCATAATTACCGTCAAATATTCCTACGGGAGCCAAACTATCTTCTATAATAGTATTAGTGTGATCTAATAACTGTTGTCTGATATCAGTGCTTGTGTATTCTTTAAAGAAACTTTGTGCTGTTAACCACGCAAATAAAACAAGACCCATACATAGGTCATCGTGATTTCCTTCTTCAGCTTTATACGTATCTCTGTCTCTTGTAAATGTATTTAGCTCAGATATTGTATCAAAATCCGTAAGCGTTATCTTGTCGTTTTCAATCATTGCTTTTAGATTAGCACAACCAACTTTCTTGACAGATTTTGTGGTTTTTATTCCAAATCCTGCAGACCTTTTGAACCCAGACGATATACTTTGACCTTTAATGTTATGAGACTCTAATCTAAATATATTCTCATACTCTAAATCGTAATGTAAAATATCCACTACTTGTTGACCAACACTGTTAGTCTCAACTAATATAAAAGCGTCGTTATATTTTCTGCCAATAGAGTATATAATATTAGGAAATACCAACGGTGCTACTCTATTATTTCTATACTTGGCAACTTGTTTATATGGTATGCTCGACACATCTACTACCTGAATTATAGAATAATCCAAATCGAGACCTTCAGCACAATCTACAGTTAATACATAAGAGCTGTTACTTGTCGGTTCTTCGTAAACATCCAAGTCGTCGTATGACATAATAGGATTACCGAACACAAGCGACCTTAGTTTGGAACCTGATATTAATGTTGATGTTGAACCTAAGAAGTTGGTTTCAAATTCTTGGGAGAACTGCTCTTCACTAGTATTTCTTACTGTCTGTTCTTTCCAAGCTTCATCTCTACCCGGCACCATTGACCAATGAACTTCAATTGGATTATAATCTGACCTTTTTTCGGTAGCATCCATCCACATTTTGTAGAAGTGATTCAAACCGTATGGTGTTGATACGATAATAACTTTAGTCGTTTTACCAGAAGAAATAACAGGATAAGTTGATGTAAAGAACTCGTTTGCCATATTCTGAGGAACGAAAGCAAACTCATCAAGAAATATCAAGTTATATGAACCTCCTCGAACACCAGAAGAGCTTGTTGCAAACGCAGCAATTTTAGAACCATTCTCTAGTTCAATGTTGCCTTTGTTCCATGTTACAATACCCTGCTGTAACCACGCTGGTAGATATTCATATGCATATTTAATTCTATCAAGAATCTCTCGAGCAAGTGCACCCTTGTTGGCAAGAATAGCAATCGAGTAGTTGTCATTAAACAATACTGAGTGCAACATATAACCAGCGGCTGTTGTAGTTTTACCAACCTGACGAGGCATCTTCGCAATCGTAAAACGTTCGTTATGAAACGAATGCACCATCTCTTCTTGAAATGGCCACATCTCAAAAGGCACCAAACCTCTATCAACGTTAACAATCTTTACATAAGTCTTAATAAAATATACTGGGTCATCAATACACTTCTCAATCTCATCTAACTGGTCTTGAGTATATTGAATAAGCGTACTTGTTCGCTTGAGCTTGACGTTTCCTAAATAACCCTTATCAATATCCATAATATTTAATCTTTATTTTCATTTATCGCTTGACAAAACTCTTGACAACGTGTATTATTTGGTATGTCGGGTCTTTCGAGTAATGTACTAAGCATTACTTAGTGATACTTCTTAACATCCATGCGTGTTTGTTATGAGTATCTATTCTACCACTGAGAAAGTCCGCAAGTCCCTGTAGTTTCATTTCTGAAGCTAAATCAAACGCAACATTCAAATCAGCAAGAATAATCTCATTGTCTTTTGATAACTCAAAGCACATAGCAACTGGTTGCAATATATTTGTCTGGTCTTGGACTTCAGCAAGTTCAATGAATCTGGTCATAGAACCTGGCACATAAGCGTCTAGTGCTCGAATTTCTTCCGCAATAACATCTACAGAACCATGTAACTCTGTATAAAGCTCACCAAAAAAGTCATGGAATTGCACGAAGTTTGCGCCCTCTACATTCCAATGAAAGTTGTGTGCTTTCAAATACGTGACAAACGTATCTGCCAACGTTTTTTTCATTAAATCAATCAGTGTTTCCATTTTTCTTTTCCTTCATTTGTTTTATTAAATCTGTAGTTGAGCCCACAAAAACTGCTTTATCAACATTAATAGTTTGATTGTCTTGAGACTTCGCTGAGCCACCAATCATTTCTTTTTTCTTTTTCTGTATCTCTATCAAGTCTTTATTCATCTCGGCCATAGTTTTAATCAAAGTAGAAACTACTTCATATGCTCTAGGATGTTCTGACTCACGAGCGACCTCTAAGATATTATCAACAGCACCTGTTCCTTGTCGAATAAGATTTCTAATGTTGCTTCTAGCAAACGTAAAATCTTCTTGAGCCTCATCGCTCAACTCTTCTGGTGCTGGTATCAAATCTTGAGATTTTTGTATAACCAAAGGATTAACATCAAACATCTCAGATAAATTTTTATTTAATTCTTTCATAGTAAAGTGTCAGGCCATTCTGTAAGAGTTTCTGTAAATCCGTAATCGCTATCAGCATTTGCTGTAATAGGATAGGGTGTCGTTACGATCATAAACGCTTTCGCGGGGTTCAAGTCTACTCTATCTATAGTATATAGTGAGTTTGAATAATCGCCTTTAATTACGTCGTTTGCACTCAGTAAGCTGGAGAGTTCTTCAACGATCAACGTACCAGTAACGTTATTCGCAAAGTAAGTTACCTTACCGGTAATATTTTTAGCTTCTACCCTGATAGTTTCGCCAGTGGTGTAAACACCATTACCTGTAGCAACATTTACGTATACTTTTTGACTATCTAGATTTCTAGTGTCAAGATACACGTTAGTATTTGCTTTGTTAATTATCTTACCTGTTTTTAGTGCTGGGAATATGTACCCTTTTAGAGTAAACGTGAGTTCCCAGATTATAAGTCTAGTCGTCATCATATCGCCTTCATAATCAATAGAAGGAGATACGTCATTTAATATAATAGGAATATCGTATTTCTGATCCATTCCCTCAATTAGGTCTACAGTAACAGTAAAATCAGGAGTGAAGAAAGGTAAGATTTGTTCTAGTATTTGCGTACCATCTTCAGTATTTCTCACGTAAATTGATAATGAGAAATTAAAATTGTATGGAATAGGCGCGTATTGAACGTTTGCTGTAGATCCGTTGATTGCTGAAAAGTTTTTTAATGACGTCATCTGCTTTCTTGATGTATCATAATTGATACCAGTCATATCAAAACTTATTCTAGGAACAGCAGTAGCAATACTTTTAATTAAATCTGGATCAGATGTTAATCTAGTTAAATACTTTTCTTTTGGACCATACGACAACGGAACTTTTATACGTTCGTATTCGGTTACTTGATTTAAACTTCTTCTAACAACAGTAATGTCGTTGAATAGTGTGCCAAACGCCACAACTATTTTTCTTATAGTTCTATTATAAAAGTGCGCGTTTTTTAACATTATGTTTCTCCGAACGGATTAGATTCAGTGAAATCAATAATTAAATCAGATTCCGTTTGAATACGTTTATTGTCTGCAATATCTTCAAATATAGAGCTGAAAGGAGACTCGTCATCAACAAGAAGAACGCTTCTAATTGATCCTGAAGTGTTACCCTTAACATTACCTGTAGTAAATGCACCCTTCACTCTAATGATATCCATAGTAGAGTTGGCGGTATATGAATATACGACAGCTTGGGCGGTTGATGTTGCTAATGACGTACCTTGGTATACAATCTCGTCCGGTATAAACATGCCTGTCGACCAAGGAGCCACAACGGTGTTCGCAAGTGGTAGTCTTGTTTTCTTATACGCAGATCTAATTTGAATGTCTATTTCTTCAATACCAGTCTCTATAATCTCTTCAGAGAATACAAACTGTTTTAGTTTTAAAGCGTAAAGATAAACGTTTCCACCACGACCTCTACCTAGTGTGTGGAACATTGCTTGATCGTTCTCGTGTTCAACGAACGTGATCTCAAAAAGGTTTTGTATCATTGGCACGTACACCAAATCGCCTTCTCTTGGTCGATCTATAGTGTTGTTTGACATTTTGAATCTACGACGAGAAACTAACATGGTTATCTCATCACGAATTTCTAGACCAAATTTAGAAATGAAGTCGCCTTCACCATCCATACCAGTGACGTTCTCGAGATACATCTCAACTGGGGTTGCTCGTCTGAACTCAGAGGTGACATCTTCACCATAAATGTAATCGATATGATCTCGAGAAGAACGCTCTATGTAAAAGACATCCATGCCTTTTATTTGCATAGCCTCTATAACCAAATCCTCAACTAGAAGTTGTTCTGATGTGACTTGATTTACAGGAAAATTATTAAAATAGAAGTTTGTACTAATTTTGAACCCCTAACTGTTGCAGCTTTCTTTTCTGCCACATCAACTTAATAGCTCCTGAAAGAATTTTTCTTTTTTCCATGACTATCCGATGAACATATCGCCAGGCAACGTGTTGGTACTCACTAAATCTTCTTCTAGTTTATCAACCTCAGTCTGAGCTTCAGTCATAATACGAACACCATCAAGAGTAATACCACCAGGCATTACAACACCAGAGAATTTGCTTAGGTTGTTACCCCACTGAAGTTTAAACAATGCAGTGCAGTATTTTTTTAACCATCTATCATTCCAAACGTCAGATATACCAGTCTTAGTCATAGTGACGGAACTGTTGGAAGCAAAAGGACTGTCTACTTCAACTTGAGTAGGTGAAACTACTTTAGTAATACGTTTAGTTTCTGTACCAAAAACAACTTCGTCGTCTGGAATGATTTGTTGATCAAATATGGTCGATGTTCCTACTACTGTATTTGATGTTGTTGTGATTGCTCCTGTACCAGTTAATGTTAAGGAGTCTGGTGACATAATACGATAACATTCAATTACAACATAATCGTCTACTTTTACGTCTCTCGTCCAATCAATATCTAATCTTAATTTATTACCGTGACGATTAAATCTATATTGAGGTGTGCCTGAGAATAGTAGGTTTAATGTTTGTAGATGTTGCATCGTGATCTCATACGATACGTACGAAACTGACGTGAAGTCGTATAGATCGTGTAAGCGCAACTGGTATCTCATATCAAACATATTGATAGATGAGCTAGCTTGATCAAACGGAAGAACACCAATGACAAAGGTAATAGCTTCAGGTGTGTATATCCAACCTCTGTTAATATCTGCTTGAGTGATGCGATGCTTCATAAAAATTCGTTCAGCGCCATCGTAGTGATAGTCGTTGAAGAATTGAAGTGCTTGATCGATCCTATCGTCCATCTGGTCTTCATCTATGTTAATTTGAATAACAGGATGACCAAGTTGTCTTAGACAAAAGTCTCTAAATTCTGCTCGTGTTGTAGGTAACATTATATCCTCTGATTTTAAATAAATACCGTCAGCTTATATTTATAATACAAAAAGGTAAAAATCACCTGATGAGCGTTTCTGACACGTCTTTAAGTTTTTTATTGATTTGTATATTCAAATACAAAATTTATAGCAAGTCTCTTAGTATTGATTTTTGGTAACGACGCTGAGTGAAGCTTGTTAGATTCAAATATAACATATTTAAATTTTTCAGGGGTTATCCTGTCGGTTTCATTCTCTTTTACATCATAAAATATAGTATCACCATCAGAATCATTTAAATACACTAAGCATGTCAGATGATTTTTATCGTCGGAATCTGTATGAATAGAATTTTTAATTTTAACATCATCAACAACTATTGGTAATACAAGATTAAATTGACTTCTGCAAATTCTCTTTATTTGTATATTTTCTTTTCTGCATATCTCTAACAGTAATTTATCTGTAAATTTGTGATAAGGAGAATTGATTTCGCCACCTCTAATGGTGCAATGAGTAAATCCTGAATATTCATCTTTTCCGCTCGAACCGTTTATTTGATTCTCATTAAAATACCAAGGAAAAAACTCACCATTTACCAATTCTGAAATAGACGCCAAATCATTTTGTTCTACTCTATTAATTATCAACATATCATATTTATACTATCAAGTTATTCTTTTTTTAACCAATTTAGTTCAAATTCTAAATCTTGCATAACGACCCCAATATTTAACTCCACTTAGGTCCATCAAACCAACATGCCAGACTATATCTGGTGCCTTTAGTTACTGGATTTGCTTGATGTTCTATAAATGACGGTAAGAAAAATGCTGTTCCTTGCGATCTGATTTCACTAGCGTCAGGATATTGAGTAATATTAAACATCTCAAAATTACCACCTTCATATGTAGAAGGATCTGTTAATTGAACAACCGCAGTCAATTTTCGATGGTAGTCGGGATCGTTATTCATCCAAAAGACGTCATGATGTCTTTTATATTCACCTTGATAAGATTCATCATACTCAGCTAGCTGTATATAAGAGATTCTTGTTACGTTGAACCTGAAGAAATCATCGTTAGCTTGAATTGCTAATTTCCACATAGTATCAAAAAGAAAAGCAAAATTAGGATCGGTTTTTTGAATAAATCTAATCTTGCTTTTTCTAGTTTCATTTACTTCGAGATTACCATTAACTCCAATTTTTGCATCTTCGGCAGGTAACTTCAAACCTAATTCTAAAATATTAGCACACATCTCTGGAGTAAAATACTCCTTAAAATAACACCACTCACCTTTCATAACAACCTCACTTATTCATTAAATTATCAATCTTCCTATTTAGTTCTTCAATTTGAGTATATGTTAGTTATCTTGTTTTGGAACTTCTGTGTAGGATTTAACAAAAGTTCCTGGCCGTTGAGCAAAATTTTCTGTTAGTGCGTGGGCTGGATTATCGGCAACCACATAGTGCGTTTCATTCCGAGATGGGTTTTCAACCAGTGCACAGATTATTTCATAAGTTGGCATTTGTTTGTCCTTTAATTAAATCACGTAGTTCATCCAGTTGATTCTGCTGTTCTTTAATAGCCTGTATCAACAACGGAACTATTTTCTCATATTTAACAGTCAAGTATCTCTCGCCCGATTTACTTTTATCAGGTTTTTCCCAGTCGTAATCAAAAGGTGCTATTGCTACTGCTTCTGGTAAAACCGCTTCAACATCTTGAGCAAAAACACCCACTTCAGTTTTATCAACTGGTGTGAATCCTAGGTCGGTTACACTATCTTTCCAGTCAAATACCATACCGGTTATGGAACACACTTTAGATACTGCATTTTCAATGGGACGGATATTTTCTTTCAGTCTACGGTCCGATGCATAGGCAATAACGTTGTAGTAACTGCGAAAGTTATTATCTCCGTCACCAAAACTAGCAATCTGGGTGACCCAATCTGAGTTATTATAAATTCTTGTGCCATTGTAACCAAAATAAGCACCAATCTTAATACCCGTATGATATCCAATACATAAGTCTGGATAAGGATGAGTCCAACCACCACCTTGTTGATAGAGTGCATAACCATCAAAACTTGCACCATTCCCCGAATCACCACCAACACCTGTAAATCTTAATGATTTTAATGTTCTATCAGTATTATCAACAGTTGCGCCCGAAGGACCAGTAGGACCAGTAGGACCAGTTGGACCAGTAGGACCAGTAGGACCAGCAACGGATGACGCTGGACCAGTAGGACCAGGAGGACCAGGAACCGTTGATGCTGCACCAGTAGGGCCAGTAGGGCCAGTGGGACCTGGAACCGTTGATGCGGCACCAGTTGGACCAGTTGGACCAGTTGGACCAGTAGGACCAGCGACTGTCGAATCGGCACCAGTGGGACCAGTTGGACCAGTTGGACCAGTAGGACCAGTAGGACCCGTTACACCAGTAATTGCAACGTTTGATATCGATGATATTCTACCATTTGCGGCTAAAGTTATTACAGGAACAATTGTATTATTACCGTAAATACCTGCTGTAGTAGATATAGTTGTAACGTCAGTATTAGCAATACCAAAAGCGGCATTAGCATAAACACCAGAAGTGACTGCTCTTTGGTCAGCGGTAGCTGCATTCGTAGTCGCGGTGTTAGCTTGAGTGTATGCTGAGTTAGCGTAAGAGCTAGCGCTTGCTGCATTAGTCGTTGCAGTATTAGCAATACCAAAAGCGGCGTTAGCATACGAACCTGCACTCAAAGCATTAGTCGCAGCTGTGTTAGCTACACCAAAAGCAGCATTAGCATAATCACCAGATGTAACAGCTCGCTGATCAGCAGTTGCGGCATTAGTTGTAGCCGTGTTAGCTTGAGTGTAACCCGCAATAGCATGAGAGCTTGCTATATTTGCTGTTTGTGAACCTGATTTTGCAAGTTCATTAGTCGTATTTGACACGTCACCACCAACAGGATGAGTTAATTTCTCGTATGCGGATGCAGCAGTATATTGTGTCCAAGTACTAAATGTTTTTTCTGAATGTAGAATATGCCCTTCTGGATATGCCCCATCTTCAAACATAACCCATTCGTTGATATCTTCAGCCCATTTAATGTAAACGTTAGCTGAAGTGCCTCTATTTACAATAATTTCCGCGTTAGATGTTGGGGTTCCTGTAACAGCATCATTAAGAATAATCGTGTTACCACCAACAGTTAACTGCGATGTAGTAATAGATTGAGCGTTTGAAACTAGTAAGTTACCTGAAATTGTTACGTTACCCGTAAACAATCCAGATCCCACAACGTGTAAGCTTGCTGTTGGGTTATTTGTACCAATACCCAACCTATGATTTACATAATCGTAATATAAATCTGTGTTATCTTGGTCAATTTTATTATCACGAGCGAACAGAATAGAACCTGTTGTCTTGTTGGCTCCTTCCATTAAGTGTATGTTAACAAGCATGGTGCCGTTAGTTAAATCTGAGCTAGTCACATACCCAATAGTTAATGGAATGTTTGGGGTAGCAGGAACAGTCTGAGTAAATTTACCAGTCTCACTTGCAGACAAGTACAACTCTGCACCCGCAGTAAGTAATGATGTATTTAATCCTTCAAGTCTACCAGCCGTTAGAGCAAACCCATAAGCGTTGGGAGGAATATCTGTAGTCGTTACTCCAATAACTTCAGCATTTGCAGCCAAAGATGCATTAGCTAGATATACGCTTGGGTATCCGTTTGCTGAAGCTCCGCCTGAAATAAATACACAGTTTGCTCTAGGCAATGTTGAACCAGTATTGTTCCAAACTCGTATTACTATATCCTGACCAGCGTGAACGTAAGATGAACTATCGTTAAAATACGCTAAAGATTTTGCGCCTGAGTCGTAGAATACCCTACCTTCTTTGTATGAAGGATCTGCTAAATCTGTAGCAATATCTATATACGTACCAACAGACAAATTACTAGACACGTTGGCAAAACCAGTAATAGTTCCACCAGTAGAATTAAACTTAGTATTTGCTGTATCGAATGCAGATTGTGCCAGTGTATTAGCTGTATTAGCTTGAGTATATGCTGAGTTAGCATACGAACTAGCAGTTGTTGCAGTTAAGTTTGATGTATTAGCAATACCAAAAGCGGCATTAGCATAATCACCAGATGTAACAGCACGTTGGTCAGCCGTAGAGGCATTTGTTGTTGCTGTGTTAGCTTGTAAATAAGCTGAGTTAGCATACGAACTAGCACTTGATGCAGTTAGGTTTGCTGTATTAGCAATATCAAACGCGGCATTAGCATAATAACCTGATGTTACGGCTCGTTGGTCTGCTGTTGCTGCGTTCGTAGTCGCTGTATTGGCTTGACCGTAAGCACTATTAGCATAACTACCTGATGTTACGGCTCTCTGGTCGGCGGTTGAAGCATTAGTCGTTGCGGTATTAGCTTGACTATAAGCACTATTAGCATATGAACTAGCACTATTAGCAGCACCACGAACCCAAGTGTCGACAGAATTGTTGGCGGCATCGTAAGCAGATTGCGCTAATGTTGTTCCTGTGTTAGCTTGAACGTATGCACCGTTTGCATGATGATACGCAGCTTGAGCAGAGCTTCTTGCAACAGAGTCTGTTCCACTTGAACTTGCTAATAAATCTGTTCCTACTCCAGCGCTAGCAGACGTTAAATCAATAAACGCACCACGAGCTGAACCGCCTTGCTCAAATATTCGCAGTTTGTTTTGATATACGTCAATGGTTACACCCGTACCGGACAGAGTCGTGTTAGACAAAGCTTTCCCGAGAAGAATTTCACCACCTTCATCTCCGCCTATTGTGTTGGCTGTTATTTTTCCTTCAACAAAAACATCACCTGAGATTGTACCACCTGAGGTGTTAAACTTAGTATTAGCAACACTAAAAGCTGAGTTAGCGTATGAACCAGCACTTGTTGCGTATTGTGTTCCTGTATTAGCTTGTATGTAAGCACTATTAGCATGTGATGATATTCTACTAGTTGTATTAGAAGTAATCTCAGGAATGAAAGTAATACCATCTTGACTAAATTCTGCAACTACATTAGACAATTCAGTACCACCAGCAACAATTCTAGTTTTTATGCCTGGTGTTTCTGACGTAGTACCAATTATTAAATTACCGCCTAATTGACTAGTGTTTCCTTGAACATACAAATAACCATCTAAAGGAAACAATGCACCTTGTTCTAATTGAGAACCTTGCATACCTAAATCAATATAATTTCTTTCGTCGTCACCAACATCAGCAGTGATGACATAATCCGCAGAGCCATGTGGATCAATATTTTGAGCGTTGACTTGAACGTATGAATCCGTATTACCAGTAAACTGAGCAATTAGATTGGGTAGTGGAGTAGATGATTCTGTTGCTATACCAGCATAAAATTTATTGTATGCAATTACATTTTGAGCATCTAAGTTCTGTATCGCCTTAATGTTAGATACATAAAGTGTGTTATTTGAAGTCTCAAAATATAAATTACTAGACACACCATAAGCGCCGTTTAAATTAAATTGAATTTGTCCATTAGCACCCGAGGCAGTGTTTGCTTTACTGAACGCACTATTAGCATATGATCCTGCACTGCTTGCGGTATTACTTGCGCTGTTTGCAGCATTAAAAGCACTATTAGCGATACCAACAGCACTTGAGCTAGTATCTATTACTTGAGCTAAAGTATTACTAACATCATATCCACCAATTGTACCGTATGATGCTTGGATATCGGGTACCGATAATGAGCCGCGAGCATAGGAGTAGGTGAAATCTGAATTGGATCCAAACGAACCCATATTGTTAAATTGGATCTCGCTATCCAAACCTGCAGGCTCAGTAACAGCATCAAATAACGTTACGATACCATTACTATTACCATAATACAAATCACCATCTTCGACGTTGATTGCCAACTCACCAGGCTGTAATACTGATGGTACGTTTCCACTTACCGTAGACTTTTTAATTTGAATTATTGTATTTGCCATTTATTCTTTTCTTTAAAAGGAGCCACCATTTTTAACGATGTCGTCCTTGGATTCAAATTCAGATTTTAATTTTTTTAGTTTGGTCACAGGAACCAACGGCTCTAAATTACTAATGTATTTATTGAGTGTGGAAATAGAATTTTTCAAATCGTTTGATATTATTTGATTTTCTGCCTTCTCATCCTCAAGTTTCTTAACTTGCTTCATATAATCATTGACTGCAGATTGAAGTCTATTTCTATCGTTGATTGCATTTTCGGATTGTTGTATTTGATTATGTTTATTTGAAATATCAGTCTTCAAAGCGTTTATTTCATTTATATTATCAGTCTTTAAAGAATTAATTTGAGAAGAAGCCTCTCCAAACCTAGACTCACAATCTCTATAACGGTTATTTAAATCTTCTAGTGCTTTCTTAGTATTTACTAATTCCTCACTAGTATCATTTAACGTTTTTAATTGTGCTTGAAACATAACGTTTTGCTTGACAACCGATAAAAAATTGTCAAGCAAAACTTCCACATAAGCGTTTTGTAATTTCACATCCATTACGAACTTCCTTTTTTCAAAATATTTTTAGAATGAACCACCATTTAAGTGTTGGAACGTTGGGGCACCACCAGAACTAATTGTTAATATATGACCTTCAGTAGATGAGCCTACTGTTAATACAGGACTAGTTCCGTTACCTATCATAACTCCGTTGGCAGATAAAGTTTTAACACCTAATCCACCATCTGATACTGATATCGCATTAAATAATCCTGATACGTTACCACCAGTAAAGTTAGCATCAAGTGTTGCTCTATTTTCTACTCCGTAAGAAACCACATTACCCGTTGGATTTGAAGTTTCACCTGTGAATAGCTTGAATAGACCATCAGAAGCATCTCTAATCAAACCAGAGAATTTATCTGCACCATCGTTATACTGACCATAGAAACCAATGTCTAATATATCAGCAACGTTATTTGCCGCTAATTGTAGTAGAGAGTCTTCTGTTCTAACTGTCGATGTGTCTAGGGTTACGGTATTACCTGAAACGAACAAGTCGCCTGTAATAGACACATCACCAGAAATTGTACCACCCGCTGAAGCAAACTTAGTGTTAGCGTGAGCGTAAGCGCTGTTTGCATAATCACCAGAAGTTACAGCTCGCTGATCAGCGGTGTTTGCGGCAGCGTAGGCTGAGTTAGCGTAAACGCCAGTAGTGTTTTGACTTACATAAGCGCTATTGGCGTGTAGATAGGCAGTATTAGCATAAACACCAGCTGAAGTGGCGTTTAGTGTACCTGTGTTTGCTTGATCGTATCCTGCGTTAGCGTGTAACTGAGCTGTGTTTGCTTGATTGTAGGCGCTGTTTGCGTAAGAGCCAGCACTTGTTGCGTATTGTGTACCAGTATTAGCTTGTGTATAAGCACTGTTAGCATAATCGCCTGATGTAACTGCTCGTTGGTCTGCTGTGTTAGCTCCGGTATAAGCGCTATTAGCGTGTAAGTATGCTGTGTTAGCATAACTACCAGTTGTATTCTGACTTACATAAGCACTATTAGCGTGTAAGTATGCTGTGTTAGCATAAACACCAGTAGTGTTTTGTGAGATATATGCACTATTAGCTTGTAGATAAGCGCTATTTGCGTACTCACCAGTAGTGTTTTGACTTATGTAAGCGCTATTGGCGTGTAGATAGGCAGTATTAGCATAAACACCAGTAGTGTTTTGACTTACGTAAGCACTGTTAGCATGTAGGTAAGCACTGTTAGCGTAAGACTCTGCAGCACTTGATGCTATATTACTGTAGTTTGTACCGTCGTTTGTAAATGTCCACGCATCAGATGTTTCATTCCAGATAACACCAACGTTTGCAGACGATCCTCTATCAATCTCAACACCAGCGTCTTCAGAAGGGGCTTGACCTTGTGGAATGTCAGCGTTTAAAGTGATAATATTATCACCAAGATTTACTGTTGTTGTGTTTGCGTAAGTCGTTTCACCGGATACTGTTAAATTACCAGTTAAGACTACGTCGCCAGAAATAGTACCACCAGCACTTGCGAATTTAGTATTAGCGTGAGCGTATGCACTATTAGCATAGTCACCCGATGTAACCGCTCTTTGGTCAGCCGTATTGGCTGTAGCAAAAGCAGAGTTAGCATAAACACCAGTAGTATTCTGACTTACGTAGGCACTATTAGCTTGTAAGTACGCTGTGTTAGCGTAAACACCAGTTGTATTCTGACTTACGTACGCTGAATTGGCATGAAGATATGCACTATTTGCATATTGCCCCGTTGTGTTTTGACTTATGTAAGCACTGTTGGCGTGTAGGTAAGCTGAGTTAGCATATCCACCAGCAGTAACACCGCCAGACTGGAAAGCTACGTTAGCTGCAGTAAATGCAGAATTAGCAAAAGTGTAAATATCAAACCCGTTGATAGTCGCGTTGTTTGCGGTAATTACATTTGCAGAGAAGTTTCCACTTGTGTCTCTTTTAACGATGGTGTTTGCTGTGTTGTTTGATGTTGACGCGTCAATTGTATCAGTATAGAATTTACCACCAATTGCAACCACACTAGAGCCATCGTTCATCCAAAGTTTATTTGAAACGTTTGAATATGCTGGTTCAGCAATATTGAGTAACGGTGGAGTTCCAGTTACATTAGAATACTTGAGTTGAATTACGGTGTTTGCCATTTTAATTTCCTATTATTTTTATTATTCTAAAATCTTCCACCATTGATATTGGCGAGATTAACTTGGGCTTCTTGTAATGGTGATGATTCAAAATCACCTGTGATTGCATTATATAATAAAACATCACCGTCTTGTCTAGATACAACATTAGCACCGTATATGTCCGTTATAGCAACATTGACTTTAGGCGTAAAATTTGGAGCCGCGATAGTAGTTTTATTCGCGGGAAGTACTTTGACTTTACCCACAACACCTTGCTGAGGATTGATCGTGCCTTTAATAGACATTATCTAGTCACCGACGGAAGAACTGTTGCGATACCCTCAATAACACGAGTGACCGTGTTTGCGTTATCTCTTATAATTAAATCGTAAACGTAACGACCAGCAGTAATGTTTGCGGTATTTGCTGCTGTAATAGATATTGTGATTTCACCATTAGCCGTGCCTGTCACGTTTGCTGTGATTGTGGTGGCTGTTGTAGAATGGTACGATTTACGCATCATTGACGATGCTGTATGATTCGTTAAATTTACTGCCGTACCGTAAACGTCTTCAACATTTACCGTTGAAGAGAATGTTGCACCTTGTTCTATTGTAATCTCTGAGTATGCCGCCAAAATAGACTCCTTTTATAGTCTATTTATAAGACTTATATTATCATAGATGCAATATGCGTAACGGAATAGTTAAAATTTGTTATTTTTAAATCGTATTTTGAGGGAGGCTCAAACACTCTATTGGTGTCGTCAAATCTACCCTTAGAAATTGTGTTCATCCATATTACAAAATCAGCCTTAAAAACGTTCCTTATTTCTTCAGTAGGAGCTATAAAATCGACTATATTGAGTGCGTCAGGATGCTCGCCACACATATCACACATTCTTTTTGCTTGCCTTAATCTTCCTACAGAAGAAAAATCCCAATCGTTATAAAGCTGACGAACTGCATCCGCGTTAATCCAAAATACAGAGTCTTTATCTTTACACACTTCCAAAAACAACTTTGAGGCTAATGTCGTTTTACCTGAGCCAGGTAACCCCATAATTAATATCTTACTCACGAATAATACCTATCTAAAATTATTTTTCTAGTTAAATTGTATTCAGGCATGTAAAATTTACTTAAGTGTAAATTAATTCTTTCGGTAAATTTGGGAGGTTCTCTACTATCATCAGAAACAATTAATTTTTTGTCTATGTTAAAAGATGAGTTAGGATAGATTTTTTCTCCTGAAAATGTCGGTGTCAAAAGACACGGATGAAAATCGATCTGTATAATATTACAGAGCTTTCTTAAAATGTGTTCTGGTTGGTTTGTTAGATCTTCGTATACTATAGGAACTATATTGTTACCATATATCTCACTAAACTCGTATAAATTTCTAACCGAATCTTTCCAATATTCTAACAGACAGATGGAAGCAGATTCATCGTCTTCTTTGAATGCTCTGTGGATAAGAGCTGATTTCAACCACGTATCAGGTCTTCTCAACACAAAAATTATCTTAGCGTCAGGAAAGTCAGAAAAAAATCTAATAATTGATAATTGGTCACACCACATATTAGCAATCAATGCTGTTATGTATTTTTTTTCGGTGTATTTGGTCTTGTTCCATACGCGAAAAAACGAAAGTAAATAAATCATAACAATCGATTTTCTAGAAATTACAGTTAATTCTTCGAAATAATTTTTAAATAATTCTGCATGCTCGTCAATCGAATAATCAAATCTGTAAGTTTCATCTCTGGAAAATTGGTTAAATCCTGGTTTATTGTATATTCCCCTTCTTCCAGCATTAGTTAAATTTTTTTGTTCTAACTCAAAAAAACATTCTTGCCAGGATTTATTTTTTGGGTTGAAATCTACGTAAGTGTCTAGTTTACCCCACAATTGTTTTGGCTTCCAAATCTCAAGCTCGCTAGGGTGTGCATGTAATTGAGGATGTGCGTCAAACAATTGTGATAGAAGAGTACCCCCACTCCTATGTATTTGAGTAATGATTATTAATTTTTCGTTCATATATACCTATAAAATAGGGACGCTTAGCGAAAGTCTTTTTCCTAAAGGAATACATTTGTGATATTTACCTGAGGGAATGTATATAATATCGCCAGGATTTAATATGATTCTGCGCTCTTCGGTTAGCCTATCCTCTGGAATAATATTATAATTAAAAGCTTCCTCAAAAGAAGCTTGCTCTTTGTATATTACCCACTCACATTGCCCATCAAACTGTATAATATAATTATTAGCTAAGTCGTTATGAGCGGGAAACGAAGTGGACTCAGGTAATAATCCACCGTATAAATGAAAATCCACCCCTAAATTAGGATACCAATCACAAAATTGCTCCCATAAAACACTAGTTTTATAGCTTACATTAAAAAATTTAGATATACAAAAAGATGCTCCTGTTGATATTTCATTTAAAATAAAATCTACGTCTTGATATAATCTTATCTTAGGAATGCTAATTTTTTTAGTTCTAATCAATTCAACGGATTTAATTGTTCTTACGGAAAAATAATCCGCTACGTCCTCCCAAGAAATAATTGACGGGTCAATAACCCCCTCAAAGTGCTGAATTTTGTTGGATGTGCTGCATAAGGTAAAAATATTATTCATTTAATAAAATCATCAAGCTTAAAGCTAGTGCCTTTCATTTTGTTTATATCAACCAACTCGTTATTTTTCCAAACCAACACATCATTATCTTCATACAAGAAGTCGCAATCCTTACAGAAAGGAATTTCGTCGAACCTTTTCTCTGTATGTAGTTTTCTTAGTAATTGATATTCTGGTCCATTCCAAACCTCTTCGATAGATTTATTCTGAATGGATCCTAAATCAGCTAAATCATCTTTACCCAAAGTTTGACAACACGGAGCTATCGACAATCTCGTTCCTTTAGTACCACCAGCTCTAACCGTTAAGTCTGGTGAGAAAGGTCTTCCGCAAGATCTCTTATTACCCCTTCTTTTATAGTCGGAGTCGTATTCCCCAGACCAATTATGCATTTTCCAAATTTCAGCATGACTACCAACTTGATCAATAAAGTTCTTACGATATTGCTCAACCTCGTAATCAACATTATCGTTGTCTAGTATAAGATGATAAGAAGCCACTATGCAATCAGCATTCGATAGTTTAATATAGTCTTGCATATCTTTTGCGTGCTGTTTAATAACATTGAATGAATCTTGTGACATCCATTGCATATACTTCAATTGGTTGTATCCAATGATGGAAAATCTAGCAAGAGCTAAACCAGCATCAACACACTCTCGCATAAAACTACCATACAAATTATATCCGTTTGTGTATATGAAAGGCTTAGCTCCATATTTACGAACGATCTCTATATATTTTGGTAAGTCTCTGTTCAAGGTTGGCTCGCCAGAGCCCTCAAGATTAACAACATTCAAACCATACTCAGCACACTCAGCGACAACTCGCTCAAACTCTTTGAGTGATATTTTCTTTAGCCAATTTTTGCCACGACCAGTTGTTTGAGGGCACATTTGACAAGAATAGTTACACCCGCCGTTTATTTCAATAACAGCTCTGTCTATCGATAAAGGTATTTTATATTGATTCATATTGATACGTACTTGATGAATCGTGCTTATTACAGAATTTAGAATTGATTCTATCTACCCCACCTTGTTGAATATCCCCAAAGAACTCCTTTTGGTAATGTGACATCAACTCTTTGTATATATCTTCGTTTGTTTCTGCTTCATACACCTCAGACCATCTTTCCTTAGGAAAGTGAGCATACAAGGCAAACGTTTTAACTAATCTGTTCACGTCATCTTGCTGTAGATAGGGTTCAGGCATATTAAGCGCCCAAGAATCTAGATAGCCACCACCCATTTCATTGCTATCTTGGCCATTGATATACGAATTAGATAAAAACCCATTCTCTACAGACATCTTTCTCATTTCTGTTCCGTGATATGGTTGAAACATAGATATAGTCAATCCGTCATATCCCCTACTAGCATGAACCACGTCAGCAGTTTCTAGTACCATCTCTCTAGTTTCAAAAGGCATACCTATAATAACATTTAAGCTATATGGAATATTGCTATCATTAATATAATTAAAATATTCAATATACTTTTCGTTTTTAACTCCACGCCTTAGAACTTTATCTCGATAATCTTCGTTTCCACTCTCTAAACCAAAAGTCATACGATACACTCCAGCATCTTTTAATGCTGATAAAATATCTGGATCACAATTCTCTATGCGAGTATTAAACCAAAATGGAACTTTATATTTACTCCACATCTCACAAAACTCAAAGATTTCTTTTTTAGGTCTAGCAAGAAAACTATCGTCTTGGAACATAATTAAATCAGGATTATATAAATCTCTGTAATGTAAGTATTCTTTTTCTATAGTTTCAGCGCATTTTCTACGCATGAAATTACCAGTACCATTAGTCTTAGAAAACTCCCTAGTACCAGGACTATTGCAGTACGTGCAGTTATAAGGACATCCACGATACGTTTCCATACTTACAGCTCTTTTAAACAACCTACCACCCATAGGTCTTTGCCATCTATAATCAGCAAAACACGTAAAGTCCGGCATAACCTTTGATATATCACAAAGCTCAGGAAGTTTGTTACTTTGGATCAACCCAAATCTATCTTTATATTTAATACCATCAATAGAGTTTAAGTTGCCACCCGTCTTCAAACAATTAATAGCTTGAATGACTATATTTTCACCCTCGTGTACAGCAATTCGTTTAACAAGTGGATTACCTAAAACTATATGAGATGCTGAGGTGGGAAATATTCCTCCTAAGATGTGTTCAACGTTTAGATGTTTAATTGAACTTAGTAGCGTTTGCGCCATAGTCCAAACATCTTCTTGAACACTCATTAGAATTAAATCTGGATTAAACGTTTCAACGTGAGCAATAAAATCTGGAATGATCTCTGACGTTGGTTTGATATGAAACATATCCTTGACTTCGTCGTCTTTGTTTGGTCTATTAGCACCAATCTCAGTCATACGAATGTGTCTGTTTGAGTAAGCGTCGCTGTATTGAGTAGTCTCAAATAACTCAACGTCACACTCGTGCTGTTTGCATAAAGCATTGAAAATACCCATACTGATAGCAGGAGCCATCATCAAAGGTAAGTTAGGATACACTAAAAGTATTTTTGGTTTCATAATATAAAAGTCAATCTAGCCCTTGTCTTTACCCCATATTGTATATTGTATAGTCCATCTATCTTCGTCAGTCTCTTCTACACCATGCCAGGAGTTATCACTCCTGAACACTCCAAACCCAGTGTTTGGTAAGTACTTAGAATTATAAACTATTTCTTTGTCGTTATTATACACTACCGTACCCATATTAGCGTTAAAATTATCTTTAGGTAGATTCATAACGATAGTAAAAACTTTATTGAAAGCATCAGGATGAGCTGCTAACACATACCCTTTTAGATCTTTGGTTAATTGAAATGTGTCGTAAAACTCAACTTTATGTATATGTTGTTGCCCAATTCTATCGATCAACAGAGGCCAGAACTTTTTCAACAACATATCTTTGAGCTTTCCATCCGTAAAAAAGTCGTTTTGATCAACCCAAAACTGTTTTTGGATAACCGGCAAAGCGTCGTAATTATTAAGTATCAAACGATTGTTTGGATAGTCGACAGGATGTTTGTTTACTTTTGTAATATCTATTAAATAAGATTCGTCTGGAAGATTGTTCAATAATAAATCGTAGTGATTAGAATGAAAAATATCCTTGAATAATACATGAGTCCAAGGATAATGCCTAATATCTGAATTAGCGATTTGATATAAAAAATAATTTTGATATTCCATCATAACAACTTTCTTATATTTTTAATAATGTAATCGTAATCGCCTGAAAAGCGCATTCTTACTGAGTGTAAAAATGGGTTTAGCCCGTCAAGAAAATACCAATACATATTAGGAGAAGAGGCTGTAACGATTGTTGGAATACCACACAGACAATATGCCATCATTGCAGCCTCACTTTGAATTCCTACAAAACAATAGCACCGACTCACTGCCTCTAATATCTCCAACGGAGTAGACTGTATATCGTTATCATAAACCTCGGCTATTTTGTTTTTTGAGTATCTGTTGAATATGTCAATTTCATACTCAGGATTATTATACTGTAAAGACATAACATTTAAATCTTTATAGTGACTTCCTACAGTATTGATTAATAGTCCTATAGGAATAGAACGATATCTATCGTAGATATTGTTAGCAAACCAATTTACGCCAATAAAACTAGGGTTCTTGTTTCTGATTACTCTTTTTGAAATACCTTTCACCGCTTCTCTTATTAAAGAAGAACCACCATTTTGATAGACGTTTTCAATCAACTGGTAGTAGGATACTTTATTTGTTGACGTTCCTATTTCAATATAAGGAAAATACATATTAAATAATTCACGCATTCTCTCGTTACAATTAATTTTTATGGATTTAAACTTACTTCTTTTTTTAACAGATTCTATAAAAGGTAAAATGTGTATGTAAATCCCAATTTCTCTTTGGTTTAGATGGTAGTCGTCAAAAACAATTTCAAATTCATCAACAGATAAAAAATCACAATTACCTCTTTCAATAGAAGAATAGTTGTTAAATATTAATTCTGATTGTTTTTTACAATTAGGATGATAGGTAGAATCTAATTGGCCTAAATGTTTATCGAAAGCTTCTTCGTCGAGATAGTTAGCGTCCTTCAAATATTTCAAAGTATAAGCATTAAACCCAAAATGACCATAATGATAAGCACACTCCAACTTATCTTCATATTTATTTGAATTTGATATATTTTTTAGTTCATTCTCAAGAACGTTATAATCTATATTTTTTATCATAATAATTTAAACTTTATAAAAAAAACCATGGTTAGTCTAGAATCTTCTTTATTTTTTCCAAAGAACCCCGATTGAGTATGCCAATCGGTTACAGGATATATAACCGCTCTATTATAGACGTTTCCTATATCTGCTATTTTTAAAAATTGAGAGTTGAATAGCGATTGTTCTTTTGTGTGATGCTCAAAGCACTCGTCGTCTGAAGTAAATTGAACTGGAGGTAATTTAGGACACTCGATTACCGACGATATAGCCTTGTATATAGAGGTTCCGCACTTTATAGGAGCATCGGGAGTTAAGTAAATCACTCCTGCAACATCAAAATAACCCAAATCGTCTTGATGAATCCAACCATCGACATACTTACCATCGATTAATTGAAAATTACATATAGAATCGTACTCTACTAGATTATCTTTATTAAAGTATAAACTAGTTACTTTGATAATCGTATGATGAAAAAGGGAGGGGTTTATATCAGATATTCTGTCTGTTCTAATACCTGGATAGTTTCCTGGTCTTTTATAAAATCTTTGAGATAGAGCATAATCCCTAACTTCTTTAGGAGAATCAAAAAAATCATCAATAATTTTTACGCTATACATTATTTAATTCAATATTAAAAGACAAAGAAATTCTATCAGCGTCATCATAATTAGATTCTACTAAATGAGGAAGCCAAGAGGGGAATAAAATCAAATCACCGACCTTTGGACTAATCGCATGTATATCTCTTTCGACTGCTTGATGATATATACTCATTTCTGCACCAGGTCTAGGATCAGTGAATTTGATTCTTCCTGATCTTTCTGAACATTTTATATAGTAAACTCCCGAGTACCATCCACCAGGATGCACATGCACATGATTAAAACCATTTTTATTGTGTACATTTAACCACATCGCGGAAATAAAAGGCTCAAAATCGTTTTTCAACAATTCTGTTTTTGTTTTGTGTAGGATATAATCGCCAATTTTAGAAAACAAAGGAAATTTATATATATCTTTTGCGCTTTGCCACCCATCGCGAACACTACAAGAATTTTTTATGCTGTCAAGCTCTGATAGAGCGATAGCTTCTTTCGTAAGCTTTTCTATGTGATTTGCATTATAATAACCATCAATGTAAATTGACGATGGATACATATCAATTTTTTTCATTATCTAAAATTTTTACCATACAACCACATTACCAATGATATTCTTTTTCCTTTTAGAATAGGAGTCACACAATGAGGGATCCACGAAGGAAACACAATCATCCTTCCTTTATGTTGTTCAATCTCTATATGTTCACCATCAGGAGAAAAAAGAAACGAACCTCCTTCAAATTCAGAGGTATCAGAAAGTAGTATCGATGCACTCAACTTTCTAACTGAGTGGTCAGTAAAAGGAACGATATCGTTATGCCAAGAATATTCTCCTCTATTATACTCTTCGTATACAGTATACTGAATAGGTTGAGCGCCTAGCAATTCAAATTGATATCTTTCAGCGTTTATTCGCAAAACAGCATCGGTTATTTTTTTATACAACCAATGTGTGTTTTGATTGTTCTCAAGCCAAATAACAAAGCTTCGTCTTAACTCAGTATTTTCTAAGTTGGCGTTCATTATTTTACCAGATTCACCAGTAATACCTTTAAACCCATCAGCTATCTCGTGAATTATTTCAATTTCATCACTAGATAGAACACTTTCCCAAGAAATTCCGTACTTAGAAACTCGTAGATCATTCTCACTATTAATCATTATTTTAGGCTCATATCCGAAGTTCTAAATCTTTCAAAAGGCATCTCGCCTTCCCATCGCTCGTCTCCAGCATACTTTGCAAAAAGACCTTTGGCTCTAACGAAATGACAGAACATTTGCCCTGAGTAGTACCCCTCTGGACCCTCACACACATTTCTCCAATGAGGAACTTCATGTCCTTTATATAATACACCATCTCCTTCAGCTAAGTCAAATCTTTTTTTGCCTGCGTAAATTGGCCAAGAGTAGTGGTGTGATCGGCCTAGTTGGATAGTAATTGATATTTCACAAGGAGGTCTATCAGTATGTTCTTCTAAAACATTACCGTTAGTGTATAAGCGAGCGTAACTATACGTTGGGATTAACTCTTCACCTAATACATTTTCTAAAAAAGGCCAAATACGCTCGCCCACAGTTTCAAAGGTGATGTCGTGGTTCATACAGGCTAGAGCTTTTTTTACTTGCTCGTCGTCAGAAGGTATCCCATGGATTTTCATCTCGTGCTGCTGTCTCATCATAACATGAGTTAAAAAGTGTGTTAGATCTTTAGGAATAACATCCTTAATATAAATTGCACCAAAACTATCGAACAACTCTTTATTTTTCATAATATAAATTACCCTCTGTTTTATTTAGTTATTAGAATCCTGTATTGCGGAACTATCCCTTACGGCTGTAGTTAATGCCACTCCATAATCAGTAAATGTCTCGGTTGAGAATACAATACCGTCGACTTGAGTGGTAGCACCCCACCTCATGCCCCAGGGACCTGCGCCTCCACCAAAATATCCTTTGGTCGATGAATTGACACCATTCGTTTTGCTCCTTGCTTGAGCTAAACCTGCAGCTATGTCAAATGATGCTTCTGTAGTAAAATTAAATCCGTCAACTTGAGCCAAGGGTTCATACGGAGCAACCCAACCTCCACCAAAGTATCCTTTGGTCGATGAGTTGAAACCTGCGAGTTCATATCTTGCTTGCACTAATCCCCCCGCTGGATCGATAGCTGTATCTGTTGCGTAATTAACCCCGTCAATCTGAGCTACTGGATTAGGGGAAACAAACCCACCTACAAGATATCCTCTTGTTTGACTCTGTGCACTTGTCATATGTGCTATCCTTCCTTGCACTATGCCGGCAGCAGAGGTTGATGTTGTATCAGTTGCAAATGTAACCACACCATAGTCCAGCGACGGATTGAAGGTAGGAGCAGATGCGAGGAGACCTCCACCAAAGTATCCTTTGGTCGATGAGTTGTGTCCAGCACCAGCTGATTTTGGTGTAGGGAGAGCTGATAACGGTGAAATTGTGTTAGTAGAAAATGCAAATTTATTCAACAGCGCTGATGGCCTAGGGCCAGAATTTCCCCCTCCAAAATAACCAGCAGTTGGATTATTTGCAGTACTAGGTACGACGGTATTCGTAGTAGCTACAATTGTTGAGCAGGTTTCTGTTGCGAAACTAAGTTGATTCACAAGCGAAGCCTGAGCAAATATTCCTCTAGTACTATTAATAGTATAGGAACTCTTACCATAACCCTGCGACAATGAAATCGTACCAGATGCAACACCAAACAGACTGCGTAAGTTAGTGTCGTTCATTGTTATGGTTGCACCGGCAGCCTGTCCCAACTCCAAGTTGACGGACTCACCTGCTGTTGTGCCACCTAAACTTATTACACCACTAGAATTTAACGCCATGAATTACTCCGGTTTCACTGGCCAAACGACAGTATCAGGAAATCCTGTTTGTTGAGGAATATCTCTTAATTCCTGTCTGTAAACTCGCCATAAATTGAGTTGTTCTGACGATAGAGGGACATCGGGCAGTTGCGTCCAGTCAGAAGAATCTAACGCACTATTCCTTTCAAGAATAGTAATATCCGCAATGACTTCTGATGAAAAATCAATAATCTCATACTGAACTTCGTTACTAGTCGAAGGAACAGGAGTTATTCTGACGATAGATTCGCGGTTGCCGTCGTAGTTGGGAACCTGGTCTTTTACTACCCTGTATCCCTCTTGAACAGGGAAATTAGGATCCTGAGTTACTTGCGACGCAGTAATATTTCCCTCACCATCAATTACAGTGTAAAATATTGGGTTTGTTGACATTTATTTTATTCCTCGGATTGTGATTTTTCTACGTTTGTTAATGATTTCTCGGTTAATTCTAACAGCATCTTAGAGTCGTATTTGTCAGCAATCATTTTAAAATCTTTCTCAAATTTTTCAATTGAAGATATATCATCAAACATATTAACTAAAGATTGCTTGGCGCCTGTAATACCCATCACCTGTCGATTTAAATCTTCTAAGTAGTGTCTTTTTTCACCAGCTTCAAATTGTTCTCTTGTGTATCTAGGCAAAGCTTTAAAATGCTTATACAACAAATTCAACTCTTCGATAGAATCCTTCAACAACTTATCGTTAAACTCTAAGTAAATATATCTCTTTTTTAAATTTAACTCAAATCTTCTTTTTTCAAATTTATTATAATCTGAAGATTCTATCTTTTCACTCAATTCGTCAGCGTCAATTTGTCCTTGCTCCTTAGCAAGAATAGCCTCCTGAACTGCGATCAACTTCTTAATCATTCTCAAACCAATTGCTCGATATGCGCGTTCCGGAGTAATCTGAGCCGCAATTACGAAATTTTCAGTTTGAAATGCTGAATTATCAAACGGAATATCGTAAAAAGCATCTTGTACTTCCTTTATGACATCGTGTGCATTATTTTCAGAAATTACCAATCCATTATTATCAGACATATTATATTATTTTCCTTTTAATTCGTCAACTTGTTTTTGTAAATCTTTAATTGCCTCGATCAACAAAGCAACCACTCGTTCGTATTTAATAGCTTTGAAACCGTTTGGTCTAGTAGCTACGATCTCTGGAAGAACCTCTTCAACCTCTTGAGCAATTAAACCAATATCGTGTTTTCTAACGAAGTAGTCATCTTCACCACCCCTTTCTTCTATATATGTATCTATCCAATCGTATTCAACGCCATTTAGTTTTTTAACTTTTTCGATGGCATCTGGAATGTTGGTGATATTTTCTTTCAATCGTTTATCTGAAGTTGCATATGCAGTAACGTTATCAGATGCAAGAATTTCACCAGGAACGTTGGATGGTGCTATACCAACACCAATCGAATTAAATTGTGAGTTCTGTGATGTGCTAGTGAATGTACCTGCGCTTGTAGCGAAGGCGCTCGCACTGTTAGCTCTACCAAAAGCTGCGGCTGCGTGTGTTTGTGCTGTTGCTGCGTTGGTTGTGGCGGTGTTAGCTTGGTTATATCCAGAAGTTGCGTGGGTTGACGCTGTGTTAGCTCTACCAAAAGCTGAGTTAGCATATGAACTTGCGGATGCAGCATTGGATATACCAGTATTAGCAAAAGTACCAGCGCTAGTTGCTGTTGAGCTTGCTGTGTTAGCAATACCAAAAGCGGCGTTAGCATAAACGCCCGCTGAAACCGCTTTTTGGTCGGCTGTTGCGGCATTATTAAGAGCGGTGTTTGCTTGTAAGTATGCTGAGTTAGCAAAAGACCCTGAGGTAACTGCTCGTTGATCAGCGGTTGCGGCATTATTAAGAGCTGAGTTTGCAACGACCTCTGCAGCACTTGAAGCAACGTTACTATAATTTGTACCGTCGTTTGTGAATGTCCACTTATCTATAGTTTCATTCCAAAGGAACGATGTTGCTGTTGATGAACCTCGATTTACTGTAATACCAGCATTTTCTGTCGGTGATGTTGAAGTAAGAACATCCGAGTTCAAGTTAATGATATTATCACCAACGTTTAACTCTGAGGTGTTGATGTAAGTTACATTACCAGAAACAATCAAACTTCCTGAGATAGTTGTGTTACCAGAAACTGCTAAATCACCAGTAATAGTACCGCCAGAAGCACTTAGTTTTGTATTAGCCGTTGTAAAAGCACCATTAGCATACGAACCAGCACTTGTTGCAAATTGTGTTCCTGTGTTAGCTTGATTATATGCTGGTTGAATTTGAGGAGCTACGTTATTAGCAGAGTCAAAAGCGGCTTGAGCTAAAGTAGTTCCTGTGTTAGCTTTAGCGTAGGCTGAGTTAGCATAACTGCCAGCACTTGTTGCAAATTGTGTTCCTGTGTTAGCTTGATTATAAGCACTAGATAGCATTGAATTCAATGTGTTCACTGAATTTGAACTTGCTATAGTAGACACTTCAACTGACGTCAAACTACTACTAATTAAATTAGCTGTCAGTAATCTCGAGTATGCCGTGGAATCGTTTGTGTTTAAAACGTCTCGAACTCCCCATTGTCGGTCTGGTTCACTCCATCTAATATAAGCGTTAGCATTTGCTGTTCCTGTTACAGATGAAGTGTTACCTCTATTGACACCAATATAAGAAAAACCAGAACCGTTTGGTTGAGGAGTAACACTTCTTAAAACAATAACGTTAGTATCAAAACTGGTTGGACCAGTAATGGTCAGATTACCTGTTACTTGTAAGTTACCGTTAATGGACGTATCAACCAGCGTTGTTGCCCCAGCCACGACTAAACTACCACCAACATCCGCTCTACCTGTAGTTCTCAGCGTTCCTGTATGAGTTAATCCAGTGGTTACTAAATTACCTGAATTCGTGTTTCCAGTTACTGTCAACGCACCACCAACAGACTCATTTCCAGAAACAACAGATACTCCAACACGAGACGTTCCAGTCGTTGTGACGTTACCTGATGTTGCGTTTCCAGTAACACCCAAAGTTCCAGCAACAGTTGCGTTTGCTGTTACACCAAGAGTTTGAATGCTTGCGTTTAAAATGTTACCTGTAATAATACGGCTAGTGGTTACAGATTCGTCAGTAATCTCCGCGTAGGTTATTGTAGAATCGTTTGAAGTCAGAGTCCAAATGTTTGCTGTGTTGATGTATGCTGAGCCTGTGTTTATGAATAGAACATCACTTGTTCCATCTAATCTTAAAACACCGTTTACAGTTTCATTACCATTAACTGTTACATTACCATTAGCACGTACGTTACCAGTATAGATAGTACGAACTACTTGCATATCAGCGTTAACTAGAGCGTTATTAGCAACTTGAAGTGCAGATCCCCTACCTAAAACAACAAGAATATTACCAACAGTAATGTTACCAGTCTGTGATGATTGAACACCAACGTCTAACTCATTACCAATATTCAAATCTTTCTGGATCAACGCACTGTTAGCAACTTGTAGTGAGGTGCCTTCTGATGTTAGAATTAATGATGATGTGTTAGTAAACGTTAAGGTGCCGTTTGACTTTACATAAGCACCAGTTTCTAAAGAATTGAGAGCAGTCGCCTCTTGGTTGGTTTGAATTCGCCATTCATCAATAGTGTTGGTTCTTGATATTATTGGAATTGTCATAATGGCCTAGTTTTCTCTTAGCATTAATTGTTTAAGCATTTGTTTTATTTCTGACAAGTCTTGATTGAGACCTGCAATTTGTGTTTTCATATTATTTATGTCTTCAGCTTTAGTGTTTAAACTACTGCTTAAACGTTTTCTAGCTTCGTTTTGCTCTATTGCTGTGCGGTTGACAGTCAATAGAGCGTTTGTGTTTGTATCCTTAACGTAAGGTGTTCCCTCAACAGGTACTAGCATAATACTACTCCGCAGGTAAAGCAATAATACGCAAGTCTTTAACCTTAGGTACAATTGCAGGATCCGTTGAAACCATCACTATTTTGATAGCAAACGTTTTGAATGTATCGTACGTCACACCATCATCAGACGTGTATGTAATTTGATTTGCTGTTAATGACGGTCTATACTCATACTCACGATACTCAGTATCAGTTTTAGATGCTGTTGTGGTTGGATTTACACATTCGAGTTTTTGATATGGTCTATCTTTGAACGCTGTGCCATCTAAAGCAGATAACGCTTTATAGAACACATGAACTTCAGAACTACCTTGTTTATTTGCAGATAAGAACACACGCAAATCACCAGAATCAAACCCATCAGCAAGTGTGATTGGTTTAGTAATATACCTTGCGTCAACAGGACCACCAGTACTATCGTACTCAGAATTTAATACTATAGATGCGTTAGCGCCTGTTGCTGAGTTAACAGTAATACTATAATCATCGATATAACCTGAACCACCAGAAACTACATTCACACCAACAACATTACCGTTTGCACCATCTACGACTAAGTAAACGTTAGCACCAGAGCCTGTAGATGAATTTACAGTGATGGTGTTTGAGTTTGAGTAACCAGATCCTGACGTAATAATGTTGAAATCTGACGATTCGATTACTGCATTATCTACAAAGTTTTCCCACGCATTTAGATACAAGCTCTCTAACGAGATTAATGGTGTAACTGCATCGTCTGTTGTAGACATTTCTATCTGAACAGTGAAGTCTCCTTTTGCAAGTAACTCTTTACGACGAGTACCAACGATATATAAATCATCGTCACCAAACGAGTAAGTCAGTTGTGGTATAAAGTCACGATAAGACGTTTCCTTACTCAATCCCACAGGTTTAGAGATAAATGAGTAGTTTGTGCTTATAGCAGTTTCAGACATAGGGACAAGTGCTGTCTGGATCAATCTAAATTTATCCATATAACGCAAACTTGATTGAGCAGAACTTTCAAGAGCAAACGTTGCTGGACTTGAGGAGAACACACAACGGTTTAATCTAAACATCATGTCCTCATTAATATATGGAGTGTATTCCATACTGTTCTGAGATTTGTATAATGTTCCTAGATACGGTTGTGAAGCAACAAATTCATTATTCGTTGTTGTTGCACCCTTTTCAGCTACCCACAAAGATGTATCTGGTGTGTCTGAAAGAACTACAATAGCATACATACCAGGCTTCAAGAACACTGGTGATGGGAACGTGAATTTAGTTGCTGTTGCACTATTTGTTAGCGACGGGTTATCTGACACTACAATCTCTGAAGGATACTTAACAACAACAGATTCTGGATACCAGAAATCTGCAGATGGCGTAGCATTCACTGTAGGTCTAATTTGAACCATAATAGGGATGTCTTCGTCGTCTTTAGATTTAAAGAACAAATCAACACTTTCCAAGAACATACCGTTTGGATACACGGTATCATCAACAAAGAACGTTTGTGCCAACGGATCAACTCTCCAAGTTTGTGTGATTCTAGATGTTGATGATGTTTTTTGTAGTATAGGTGAAGTAACTTTTCCTACCAATTGAGGTTCAACATCAATGTTATAAACCGTGTTTAAAAGATTAGTTTTATCTACTTTCAAACCTGAACACACGTATGTTTTTTCGCTGAATGAAATTGCTTCAGTATCATACGTGTTATTGAACGACTCTGTTAATCTGAATTTTCTTTCGCCTGTGCGGAAAGTTGCTTTAGGTGGAATAAAGATACCGGACGCTTGACCTAGTTTATTAGTGACTGGATTACCAATACTATAAATCCAAGTGCCAGTTCTATTAGCGGTAGTAGTGGTGCCACTAATTGTAGCTACTTTGGTTGACGTATTATATCCTATAATGGTATATTGATTACCAACACCACCATCCACTGAAGTCTCTTCATACACTAAACTAATAGTATTTCCTGATATGTTAACACTTGGTGCGTCAGACGCTAGAGTAATTGTGCTAGCACCTACAGCGCGAGTTAAACCAGATCTGTGATCATTTACTGAGTTGATTACAAAGTATTTACCGGAATCTAACCCAAAAACAAATTTACTTGTTAGAGGTTTACCTGTGGCGTTAATAATACTTGCGTTGGCGGAGCCCACTTCAGAGTTGGTCACAGTCACTAGATCGTAACTAGTGCCACCAGATATGAAGCTAGCTAAATTAGCAGCTAAATCTACGGTAGTGTTTGCTATCAAACAATTTTCGGTTGATAGCAAGGTGACGTTTGCGTTTAGTGTTACTTTGTTTGGAACAACAATATATTTGTTAACATCAACGTCATCAAAGAAAGAATACATCTTAGTATTCGGTCTCATAGCGTTAGCATTAAAAATAATAGGACTAGCCTTCATGTATGGTTGAATTGCTATATCAGTAACAAAACTGCCTACATCAACTTCACTTGATGATGTACTAATTTGTTTTTGATATAATTCAGCACCAGACGATATGAAAGTTGAGTCTGTTGTTGTTTGTAAATTACCGTTAGTTCTTTTACCTAGTCTTACTGTTCGGTTTGTAACGGTTGTAATAGTTTCAAACCATTTATTATCAACAATCTTTGCAAAAGGATTATCTTTGTCGTTAATCCAATTAGGATTTGTTTTATATTCTTGATCAGAAATAAATTTAAATGCGTCGTTAACAAAATTAAATGCGGACTCAAGACCTTGTGCTGAGTTTAAAGTAACCTGAGCGGTAATGTCGGTATCAACATCAGCAGCATATTCCGGAACAAGTTTCAAACTACCTTTAAAATTAGCGTATAAAGCGTTAGCAATTGGTATTGATTTTGTTGCATACGGTTGGGTTGCAAATACAGCGGTTGTGTAGTCTAACAATAAGGATTTCTTACTGTTGACACCTACAGTATTATAAGCACCCAAACTAGCCGCTTCGTTTAACTCAAGTTTAAACGTTCTCATTAAAGAGGCTGGTTTTAATTCAGAATCTTCAATTAAATTACGGTTATCAAAACCAACATCTGACCTTGTTGCTTGAGTGTCTGTAGTAATGAAATTGTCTGTTAAAATACCATACTTAGAACGCTCTAAACCATTAGCGTCAAGTATTTTAGAATCTGTTGCAGACTTCTCTAAGCCAGTCAAGGCTACATAATACTCAAGAGTTTTAATACGAGTCTCGAAAGAACCAATATCGTTCATAGTAAAGCGACGGTTGTTTTTAAAATCCGCTTTAATTTCTTTAACAGATTCTGTGTACGCTGGCACGTTTAGAGTGTAGATTAGCATATCCTGTTGATCTACAGGAGGAGCAATAGGTTTAACTGACGGTTTACCTTTAACCACACCAAACTCACGAGATGGTTTAACAACAACTTGATCAATTCTAGACAAGTAGTATTCAGCACTTAATGTTGCTACGCTATCAGAATCTACGTTAACTGCACCAGTAATGTTATCTGAACCAATTCCTCTTGTGGGCCTAAAGTCTAAAGCGGAACGTAACTGAGTGAATTTACTATCAGCTTTATTATCAAAATACGTAATGTCGTCGTACGTGAAATTAGAGCCTGCCTTCAGATAAGAATCGACAGTAAACAAACCATCAATTTGTGGTGATGGTGCTGATTGGTGGCTTAGATACTTATACTGAACGTAAATTCTACCACGAGGAGAACTATACCCGCGTTTCAATTTAATTGTTGCGTGATCATAGTGAGTTCTTCTTTGGCCATTATCAAACTCGTAATTTGATGTAACGTTATGAGCATCACTAGTCAACATAGCGGTAGTTACGTTGGCTGAGTTTGATAAAGAATCTGTAATACGAACAATCTGATAAACATCAGGTACTTGTAAACTAACGTTTTTACCTGGTGTTTTTAAATCGGTAAGTGTGCTAGCACCATTAAACCAAGTTGCTCCAATATCGTTAAACACGATACCCACACTAGACACTACAGTTTGGTTGGTTGAATTAGATGCGTCTAACGTGTTTGTGGCATCCAATTCAGCAGGAACTTTAGCGTGTAAGTCGACGTCTGCGGTCAGTGGTAATAATTGCTTACCTCGAATAGCACCTGATGTGCCATTTTCCGCATTATTTACTTTAGTTTTAACAACGAAGTCAGCTCTAACGCCAGATGTTCCTACATTGATACTTAGTGAAGACGTACTTACAGCAGTAACCGTAAAGTAGTTGTTAGCTAGACTTAATACAGTATTAGCAACGATACCAGAAGTTCCGTTAGCTGCTGAGTTGTATTTAACAAAACAGGTAATGTTATTCAATATAGTGGTGTCATCTAAAACTCCACCAGCACCCGCAAAAGCAAACGTGTCTGTTCCCTCTGTTGATAACGTAATGATACCACCAGCATCGGATAATTTATCGTGATATACTTTCTTAGAGTAGAAGTCTAGATTCGAAATGGATCCAGCTTTAATAGCGTCGAAAGGTAAATCAAAAACAAGAGCTTGTCTATTTGGTTCTGTGACGTAAGCGTATCCTGTTAAAGTATCTTTCGAGTCTGTATCAATATCTGCAGCAAACGTTTTTGAAAGACCTGAACGAATTACAACAGACTCGGCAACTTTAAAGTCTGAGTCGATAGAGAATGTGTTTGCACTTGATGGCGTGAATGGTAGATTTTGTGATAGCGTAATTACTCGAGTCGAACCAACTGATGACGCAATTAAAATTGGCTGAACTGAAGCGCCACCAGCATCAGTAATTCTAAAATACATATTAGCGTAAGCGTCGTTACTTGCACTAGTTGAGAAACCTGCAGGTAAAGTAATTGTATTTGCAGAAGCGGCAGATGCTATCGTTCCTGTAATAGAATTACCAGTCACATCAAAAACACTAGTTTTCAATGAGTGAGTTTGTCCGTTTGCAGAATCAGTAGAGTCGTTATAACCTAATGTAATTACTCGTAACGAACCAACGATAGTTGAGTTATAGGCAGCGGTCGTAGAAACGTTAACGCTTCCAGTAGGAACACAGTGGATATCTAATTTAGGAAACGTTGATATATCCAACGAACCGTTAACAGAATTTAAAGTTACAGTGCTTCTTACAGCGGTCGGTAAATCGTAATCGGAAATGTTAGACGTGTCACGCGCTCTATCAATAGCGATAGTCGTTGGAGCAATCGTTTGAAATTCGTATCCACCAACGTACGCTTTACCTGGATCAAGAACAGCAGAGAATTTACTTGCTTGAATGTTATTGTTAGCGTCGTAAGATTCTTCTTGTAACGAAATAACGAAAGGATCTACTGTATAGTTACCTGATTCATCAAAGGTACGACGAGCTAGAGTCTTTTCAATTTCACTGTATATAGGGTAATCGATTTCTTTAGTTTTTACACCATTAACGATACGAATGATTTCAAAGAAAGATGAGCTATCTGCAGAATCTAAAGTACGTTTAGATAGAGTTGTTGATATTTTAAATCTGTTTGC